CAAAAATTTATGAGGAAGTTTACCAGAAAGTTTTAGATACGGAGGTAGCTCATGCTTAACGATGCTATCACCGTATTTGTTCACTTGGGAGCTTTCGCATTATTACTATATTTTATAAAGGAGGTATTTGATGAATAAGTTCTTTTATGAATGGCAGTTAGTTTCTTATCCTAAAAATAGATATTGGGAAGAAAATGAAGTTGAGTATTTTTATGATTTAAAAGAATTGTCTGAAATGCTGACTAAAATAAATCAAGAAACTAAAAATATGGAACATATTATACGATTAACTTGTTTTGAAGAAGATGAAGGTAGAGTTGATGATTACTATATTCAGGATAATGAGTTAATGAAATATGGCGATAATGGTAGGAAATGTCCAATTAAATATATACGTGAGCTGGATAAGTTTCCTTATTTAAAAATTATTGGGGAGGCAAAAAAATATCACAGTTTGTGAAAGTTAAAGGGGTACATTTTTCATATAAACCAAAACATGAAGGTGTACCCCAATAAGACGTATACTTAAATTTTTTAAACTTTCAACTTTGAATTTCCTTATATTTGATGGCAAGACATTTACCTTCAGCAACAGAAGGGATATTCATGTTTTTATATTCGTCTCTAATAGATATTAGTTCTTCTAACATATCGTAACATTTATTAATCTCTGTATAGTCCTGAGCGATAGCAATGCAGTATGGTCGTTCTTTTTCTATTGTTTGAAATGCACATAGATAACCTACTAAAAAAAATTTAATCATTAGGCAAAACCTAAGAGACCTGTGTTTATCGTGTTACTTGCAAATAAATCTTTAAAGTATTGTAATTTTTTTAGTCTATCTGGTTGTGAATTGTATTTAAATATTCTGTTGATACCATTCTTCTTTAGTATTTCTAATGCTTCATCTGAAATATTATAAGGAACAATAGCACCTTTAAACTCATCAATACCGACAGCTCTGTTAGGTTTGATTTCAAAATATTCTGAAGGAGCTTCAGCTAATTTTTTGAAAAACTTTTTTGTCATTTCAATAGTTTCTGGACTTGCGTTAGGGTAAAATTCTTTAAAAGACTGGTCGATAGAATATTTTTTATCTTTAAAAACATTAATAAAGTTATCTCCGTAAGTGTCCATCGATGCTCTCTCAGGATGTTCTTCTGCTAACTTTGTTATGATGTTGTCTAAATCAGTATATAAACCAGATTTAAATTCTGTCATTTCTGTATTTGTGATGAGTTTATCTCTCGATGATTTTACTTCTTTAATATTTTTAAATTTACCTCTCATAGTAGAAGCTAAATTTCCAAGCGAAGATGCTCCAAAACCTTCTTCTTTTCCTGAGGCTGAACTCATATAATTAAGAACATTATCTAGTGTATGGTCTTTATATTTAAGACGACCCATAGGAGTTCTTCCCACTAGAATTTTTTCTTGACCTTCAACACCTATCTTATTGGCTAAATTATTAACCCATACTTTATATTCACTATCTAATTCTGAAGTAAAAACATCATCTACTGCTTTTGTGTATTCAAATTTATTTTTATAATTTGTAAATTCTGGCAGTAATCCTTTTTCTTTTAAAAAGGTCATTTCCAGCATGGTATTATCTAAATTACTAATACCTTTTTCGTTTATTTGGTTATATAAGTCTCCAGTATAAAATATGCGTTGGTCAGAGCCATCTTCAAATTTGTAATTACCTATCTCTTTAGCATCATATCGAATGTCATTTACGTTAAAAGTATCTGAAAAATATTTAATGATTTTATTCATTTCATCATCATTATAAATAGTTCTAACAGTTGGATATCTTTGGGTATAAGCATCTCCTTTGTAAACAGGATTGTTACGAGAAGGGTTCATCATTGAAGGGTCACCAATTAAAGTAATATCTCCAAAATTTAATTCGTCTATATTCTCTTTAGCTATTGCTAAACTTGGTTTAGGCATCCCTCCTATTTTGTCATAATTAATTAATGCACCTTCTCCTGTATTGTGAATGACAAACATTCCTTCTCCCTCAGGGTAACTATTTTTATTATCTTCTGCTGTGTAAATATAATCAGATAAAAGAGATGGAGGGGGTACTTCAGTAACATTACTATTATCAATAGGTTGCATTTCAGGAGTTGATAATAAGCCTGTTGTTGGTGGTGCTTGTGTAAAACCAATATCATCAACAGATACTTTGTTTACAGAAGGTATTGTTGTTATATTCTTATTTAATTCTTCATTAAATTTTTGTTCTGCTTCTATTTGTTCTGTATCAGGAGAGCTATAAGTACCACTAGGTGTCTCTCTTAGATAAAGAGGCACTCCAAGTAAAGAGTAAGCAGTATCTACTAATCCTTTTTTAATTGCACTAGAGTCAACATTACCAAGCAATCCTTTATTATTATTTTCATTATTTTGACTTGCTAATATACCTGAAGTAACAGCTCCTGAGGTAACAATGGGAAATGCTGTCCTTGCTGTATTTAATAATAAACTTGGTATCATAGGGTACATAATTAATTCTCACAGTTTTTTAGCCAATCTTTTAACTCAGAACGGTATAGTATTTCTGTTATACCGTTTGACATGGCATTAACGATAGACTCCTCGTCTTTATCTTTTAGTAAATAGATAAAATAGATGGCATGACAAAGCTCATGAATAACTAAGTTTTTACTATCCATGTCATTACGTTCAATAATCTCTTTGTCTAAATAGATTTGATAAGGAGGTTTGCTTAAAAAGCATCCTTGCATATCACAAACATTGTAAGCAATATCACTATCGATTAAGGTTAAATGAATTACGAAATGACCTATCGTAACAGACTTAGGTAGAGGAACTCTTTTCATGACAGTTCGAGCAACGACAGATGGCACACTCACACATACAAGTCATTCCTTGATGGCAGAGACAGCCACAACTATTGCAATAGGTCACTTCTTCTTTTTATTTTTCATCTTCTTGCCAGTTTTCTTGGCATACTTTTCTGCATCTTCTTTTCCTTTTTTAGTATAAGGAAATTTCTTTTTTCCTACTTTTGGCATTGTTCCTATCCTTTCTTGAGTTGTTTTGAAATCCACATATTCTTGACAAGAGAAACTCTTGTGCCGAATTTTTTGTCAGCTTGAGCTTTAACACTTTTATATTTAGACGAAGATTTATCAAAAGGTTTGGGTTTCCCTAAGTTCTTCGGTCTTTTTTTTTCCCACACAGGTTTAGCCATTAGCAGTTCCACATCCTTCTTGACCAGTAATTAGCTGATAGTTTGTTGTTAGTACCTTTAATCCCTCCACTTCTTGCACAGTAAGATTTTTTACGCTCAGGGTTGTCTTTCTTTATCGACATTCCTTTAGCACCAAAGTTGACTTTTTTTACTCTGCCAGTCTTAGGGTCTTTAACATAAACTTTAAATTTTTTAACATCTCCAGCCATTGGCTTGTTGAGAGTTACTTTGCGTCCTTGATATGTAGCCATTATTTTTTAAATTTCTTGATTGCTAAGTCAGATACTTTTAATCCAAAACTAGAAGCGATACTTGCCATTAATGCCCAGATGTACCAATCAGGTAATTCATCAAGAGCCATAAAACCTTCTTTTAACTTTGTAATCCAATCAGGTTGATTAAAAAAAATAGCACCAAAAACGATAAGCAAAGGTATAGATAAGATAATCGTAAACCACTCATCTCTCCAAGACTCTGCCATATTCTTCTGTGTAGCAATGGCGAAATCAATTTCTCCTTCAGCCATTTTTCTAATATGAGTTTGTTCTGCTTCTGCCATTAGTTTTTTGGTTTCAGTACGTGTCTTAATGACCTCGACTGCACCTTTGGCAACGGTACTTAATACTCCCCAAATCATTTATGCCTCCTCTAATATTTTACACATTCGATTAACTCGGTTCGGTAATTGACGATAGTATTTTGAGTCTTTTAAATGTTCGATACTTTCCACATACTCATGGTTTTTAATGCAAGTTAGAAAGTTCTTAAAAAGTTTTAAACCTGTGCATCCTAAGTTGTAGCTCATAGAGATAAGAACAGTATAAATCTCCTGAGGGTGGCTTGTTTCCCATAGGATATCCATCACGCATACTTTTGCTCTTTCGTAGCGTTCTAAAAACATTTTTTCTAATTCTTCTTCGGTAAATTCTTTGTATTCTTTACCGATAACAATGCCATGTCCGACAGTGTAAAAATCTTCGTGAACTGTTTTGTCACCTACTTTGTAGGAAAGTTGATAAGGTTTTTTTGAATAACCTTCTTCTTCTCTAATAAAATCTTGTATTTCTTTGTCATTCATATTGTTTTATTAATTTCTCTAAGTACCACTTTGCTTTTTTTAAATCTTCTAATCCGTTTTTTTGTTTATATCTGGTCACATACTTAATGATGTTACCTTCCAGATAACTCATCTTTTTATCGATGATGTAATCGCAGACTTCTATATTGCCTTTGTAATAGTCAGGGTTAATTTTGTCGGTCATATCTTCCCTGTCCATTCGCCATCACGATTTAGGAACATAGGGTGTAGCTGAGGAACGGAATTAACAATACTTGCACAACTAATGATAGGTCGTTTAATAAAGTTCTTACCGTATTTAAAGGCTTCGTGACGAGGTTCAATACTACACCCAACACACATTGCAAAACTTAATGCTAGGGGATGTGAAAAAAGTTCAATAGAGGCTTTGGTGTGTTGATGACCAACGCATAAACTCATCCCTAATTCTTTAGCACTTGCTAAAACATTAGATTTAAAATGATGTGTAAAAAAAACTTTTGTTTTATTTGGCAGTGTTAAGATTAACTTATCGTGCCATGTCCATCCCCAACTATCAGGGATGTCTAAGATATCATTAATATCCTTCATAAAGGAATTAGGTATCTGTGAATTTTCAGCTAACTGCTGGATACGAATATCATGGTTACCCCAAAGGATAGGCATCACCTCAGGGAATATCCTACGAAGCTGTTTGATGTTTTTTTTAGCCTCCTCTACCTCGAACTTAATATTATGTAGTTCAGCACTGTGGGTGTGTCTACTAATAGAATGGAAGTCAACGAGGTCACCTATCATCACCGTCAAGGTGGGTTTAACCGTTGCTTTGAGTTTTTTAATCCACTTAAAGTATTCTTTTTTCTGATACGGAAAATGTGTATCACTAAGGATTAAAATACGTCTCGTATCGAATACGTCCTTCATGTTTGGTTTTGTTTAATATAACCGAAACTGACTTACTTATGTAAGTAATTTGTTTGTACGGATATGTTCAGTAATGTATTTTTAAGCGACAGCTTCTTCTTGTGTTCTGTTTTCTTCTTCTTTATGAAATTCAACACGCTGTCTAGTATTTAAATTGATGTAGTTTGTTCTATAACGATAGAGTTCTTCGTTCTTGATAGCTAATCGGTCAGTTAAAAACTTGTTGTGTGTTTCTGCTTCTTCAGCTCTTGCGTCTGCTTCTTTGCGTAATTTTCTTTCCTCACGTAATTCTTTTTTTGCTTTACGTAATAATTCTTCTGTTTCTTTTGGAGTCATATTTTTCCTTCCTAAAAAGAGATTTCTCTCGTTTTAATTAAATATTCCTCCATCCACATTATCTTTTCTTTAATAATGGCTATGTCTGTTTGCATTTGTGCAATTTTGTCAGCTTTTACTTCGACAGCATCTAGTCGTTCAGATAACATTCCCCATGAGACTGCAAAACCCATCATCATCACAAGGTAAGGTGCTAATAATTTAATTTCTAGTTTCATTTTGTTTTCCTGATTGCTGTTAAAAATTCTGTACCGTTAACTTCTTCGAGATAACCCTCTACTTCTCCACACATTATTCTAACATTAGAGTTCATGTTTCTCATCATAACTCTTTTCATCTCTAAACATTTACCAATACTATCGACCTTAGTGTGTTCTAAGAGTTCTCCGTTAGAACTGAATAAGCACAAAGCTATAACTAACTTCCACATTAGTGGTTATTCCCATTAGCAAACTCAATACTTCTTGTAGCATCTTTTAATTTCTCAACATCTTTTGTTAGTTTGTCTATTTGTGTTTCTAAATGTTCTAGCATTACTTGAGTATGGACGTTTTCTTCTAGTTGTATTCGGTGTTTTTCTATTTGTTTAGCGTTCATCTCGATTAACATATAAATCTCTAGGTTCTTAGGAGTTTGTTCAGCTTTCTTTAATAAGTCAGCTTCCATTAATTGGCGATTAGTTTCTAAGATATTTAATCTTTCAATGATGTTAAAATATCCCCAGACAGAGATAATAGCGACAAAGACAATAGAAATTAAATTTCTTATCGGCATACCGACAGTAGTCTTATCGCTAATTTCCATGATTAGCCTTTAGGATATGTTGCTTTGACTTCTGCTATCTTATCTTTCCAAGTTGTTGTGCCATTGACACTATCCCAGTATTGCATATCTAACTGGTCTTGTAAGGAAGGATAAGCACTGGCTCTATCTCTTTGATACTGATT